ATCTGTTGCACAGCCTGGGCAGATTACGTGAAGGCTTGCAACAAGCTAGAGAAGGAAGGCGAAGTGATCATCTCGGATCAAGGCGGCATGTACCAAAACCCGTGGGTCGCGATCAAGAAGCGCTCAATGGATCAGGTGATGAAGTTCTATGCCGAGTTTGGCATGTCGCCATCCAGCCGGACCCGTCTCAAAGTGGATACGCCAACAGAAGAAGATGAGATGGCAAACTTTTTGTTTGGTAAAAAAGTAAAGGTAGCAAAGTAGCGTGCATGGCAAAAGCAACGAAGGAGGTTCTGCATCCTGCTGAACAATATGCGCAGGATGTGATCAACGGCAAGATCGTCGCGTGCAAGTGGGTGCGCCTGGCATGTGAGCGCCATGTGCATGACTTGGAATATGCGCATGAGCGCGGTTTTTATTTTGACCCGGAAGCTGCTCAATATGTTATTGACTTTATCCAAATGCTCAGGCATTCGAAGGGGAAATGGGGGCGAGGCAAAGGTGAATTTATTCGGCTCGAGCCGTGGCAACAATTTACGATCTGGGTGGCGTTTGGTTGGATGCGTGCCGATGGCATGCGCCGCTTCCGAACATCGTGGGAAGAGGTAGCTAGGAAGAACGGTAAGAGCACCAAGGCAGCCGGTGAAGGTTTATATTTGGCGTTTGCGGATGGCGAACCGGGCGCGGAGGTATACAGCGCTGCGACAAAACGCGATCAGGCCCGTATCGTGCATAAAGAAGCAATCCGGATGGTCCGCAAAAATGCTGGGCTGCGGAAGTACATTAAGGTTTATAAAGACAATCTCAATCTTGAAGAGACTGGTAGCAAATATGAACCGCTTGGGGCTGACTCGGATTCGACAGACGGTCTCAATGTCCACGGAGTCGTAGCTGATGAGGTGCATGCCTGGAAGCTGCGCGATATGTGGGATGTGCTTGAGACCGCGACCGGTTCACGCGAACAGCCCATGATTATCGCGATCACCACTGCCGGTATTGATCGCCGCAGCGTGGCATATGAAAAGCACGAATATACCCGCAAGGTGCTCGAAGGCTGGAAGGATGGATCGTTCGAAGACGATACCTGGTTTGGCATTATCTACACTCTCGATGATGGCGACGACTGGCGCGACGAAAGTGTGTGGATAAAAGCCAATCCCAACCTGGGCGTCTCGAAATACATCGAAGACCTACGCATGAAAGCCAAACGCGCCGAACAGATGTCAGCGGCGCTCAACAACTTCCTGCGGCGCGAGTTGAATATGTGGGTGCAGGGCGAGATCAAATGGATGCCAATGGATGAATGGCGTGCCTGTGGTGGTGATGTGCCTGCATTAGAAATGCCTGAGCGGTTCAAAGGTGCAACGTGTTACGGTGGGCTTGATCTATCCAGTACATCAGACATCACAGCCTTTATTATGGCGTTCCCCGCTGAAGATGATTACATCGATGTAGTTTGTCGCTTCTGGATCCCGGAAGATAATATGCTCATCCGGACCCGTGACGATGGCGTGCATTATCAAAAGTGGGTTGAGCAGGGTTACATCGTAGCCACGCCCGGGAACGTGATCGATTACGACTGGATATTCGAACAGATCGAAGAAGATAGAAATAGCTTTGACATCAACAAAAGCGCCTTCGATCGTTGGGGAGCGGCCCGTGTGGTGCAGGTGCTCGAAAAGAAAGGCATGACGATGGTGCAATTCGGCCAAGGCTTTGCCAGTATGAACCCACCCATGAAAGAATGTGAACGTTTAGTACTCTCAAAGAAAATCCGACACGGCAATAACCCAGTGCTGACCTGGATGGCAGACAACCTGGTCGCACGCATGGACCCAGCTGGAAATATCAAGCCAGATAAAGATAAGAGTCGCGAGAAGATCGACGGCATGGTGGCTTTGATTATGGCGCTGGACCTAACATTGCGGCGAGATACAAACGAAGATATGAGCGCAATCTTGGCAGAAGGCTGGGGCATGTAACAGCTTAACTTTCTTGTTGAAATCGCCCTTGACAAACTAGAACACATATTCTAAAATTGAAATTGATAAGCGCTTGGGTGCCCCCCTCACCCCGGCGCTTATCGTTTAAGTTACTCACCAAAAATTCCCTATTGACATTTTAAATTCAAAATGCTATTATCTTTGTGTGGCGGGGCGACTTGCCCCCCTCAAGCCGCCTGCCACATTTATATAATTTATGCAGTCCTGGTGTAGACCGGGACGCCAGTCGGAACCGATGCGCCCGACGACTCACATGAGTCGTCGGGCGCTTTTTGTTTGCACTGATTAGGAGCAATGATGGCACTTGAATCACCAAGATATTTATTGATCGTCAAACAGCCGCGCGGCTTGATCGTGCGGGATACTCCACGCGCAGAGTCAGAAGGTTCGATCCGTTTACGCACAGAAGCAGTGGGAAAACAACTGCAAGCCTATAGCATTCATAACATCAACGGCGTGCAATATGCACGCCTGGTCCCACAAAATCCGACCAAGCCTGAATGGGTCCGCGTGAAGGAAGCGGACGGCAGTATTGAATATGTGGATGTCATCAATACGGAAGAGGTTCCGAGTGATCTCGCTGAAGCCATCCATCACCTGGCGCGCGCTATTGAGTCTCATAAACCGTAATGGCGCAAACATCCACCAGCGACAATCTGCTCAAGCAGATTGATGACTTACTTGAGCAAGACGATCTCTCGACCAAGATCGGTCTACGCTTTGCCTTTACGGTGCTGCGTGATGCAATGACCGTGATCATGGATATGAAAGATCGCGTCAGTGCTGCTGAAAACGGCTATGTAGCCATGACAAAAAACATGTCCACGCTTTCCACGGATGTGGATGATGTCAAGAAGAAGGTCAATGTGATGTGGCTCGGGTATCAGATCGGCATTTGGATCGCAACGCTTCTGGGCGCTTCGATGATCGGGTTGATCTGGTCGTTATTGACCGGTGCAGCCACGATCACCTTTGGAAAACCATGACGAATAACAAAGGCTTGATGATTGCCGGGGCATTGATCCTGGCGGCGGTCTATATCCTCAGTGATGCAGAAGGTCCGTTTACGGTCACCTTCACCCTGGATGCCCTGCCGCATTCCCTGCGGAAACGCATCGAGACAGTCTCGGATGGCATGTTAATCACCGCCACTCAGATTACCAAGAACAGTGATTTTCCATTTTCGGAATTATCCGATAAACAATTTGAGGGCATTGTAGTCAACCGGATGATGACCTTTTTTGGCAAGCGCGAGAAATGGATCTAGATTTGAAACGAATACGTGCCCTTCTTCGCAAATCTTCTGAGGACCTGCTATTCCTGGCAGGTTTCCTGGCAATCCTAATCGGAACGCATCAGATCAATCCCGTGGCGGCCTGGTTTGTGGGAGGCGTGGAATGTTTGATCGCTGGCGTTTTGCTGGCATGGAGTAAGCGTAAATGATTTTACGTAAAGTCCTTTCGCGCAAACCAATCATAGCTCCGGTCAAAAACGCAATAACGACCGAGGGTATCTCGACGACTGAGTTGATCAACACCCTCGGCATGGCAACCGGCTCCGGGCAAATGGTCACGCCCGAGAGTTCCAAGAACGTCGCAACTGCTTATCGCTGCGGAAACATCCTGAGCGACGATATCGCCAAGATGCCGCTGCAGGTCTATGTGAGTCGCCGCACGGGTGAGATCGAGCGCCAGCGTCCCGATCCATTCTTGCGGAACCTGGCTTGGATATTGGAACGCCAGCCCAATCGTTGGTGGATTCCATTTCTATTCAAGAAGCAGGTAGCTCAATGGCTGATCCATTGGGGCAACGGTTATATCTGGCAGCCACCGATCTATCCTCGTGAACATTTCATCCTTCCATCGAATGTGACCTATCCAGTATTCGATTTGAATACCGGCGAATTATGGTATCGCACCCAGTTCCGCGGTGACCATCATCAATCATATATACCAGCCGTGGAAGTGGCGCAATTGATGATCAACCCCGACGAGACTGGATTCAATGGACGCGGTGTCGTTCAGTATGCACGTGAGACCATCGGGCGCCAACTCTCTGCATATGCCTCCCAAAATTCCCTTTTCAAAAACGGATTATCTGCAGCAGGCATCCTATGGCTGGCAGGCGATTCATCTCCGGACGTGCGGAAAAAGGTCCGCGAGATGTACGAAGAAGTGATGAGTGGCGAGAGCAACTCGGGACGCATTGCCATTCTGGATAAGAAGATCACTCAATTCCAACCCGTGACGATGCAGCCAAAAGATATCCAATTTCTGAGTTTGATTCAGGATAACGATATCGCGGTCATGAATTATTTTGGCATGCCTAGTTACAAACTCAACACCGGCAAACAAGCCTACAACTCGAACGAGCAGAATAATCTCGATTACCTCTCGACAACTCTGGACCCCTATTTGGTGCAATACGAACAGGTCGGTGGATCGAAATGGCTCTCGCTCGATGAGCAAGGCTACACCTATTTACGCTTTGAACGCTCGGCACTCTTCCGCACAGATGCCAAGAGCCGCGGCGATTATCTCAATGCATCCATTCAGAACATGCGTATGACGCCGAATGAGGCGCGCCAGGTCGAAGATCGACCCGCCAGCCTTGATCCGGCTGCCGACAAGCTCTACCGCAATAGCGCCAGTGTGCCGATCGATTTCAATCCAGGAGTGAAAAATGTCTAATCCCATCCGCTGTTTCGATGGAAACGCCAAGCCGCATGAACCATTCTGGGCTTTCCGCAATGCCGACCAAACCGAGAGTGGCGAGACCGAACTCGAAATCTATGGACCCATCTCTGAATTTTCGTGGTGGGGCGATGAAGTCACGCCCAAGATGTTCAAGGATGAACTCTACACCAAAGGCAAGAATGGACCGGTCACCGTGCGGCTCAATTCCTATGGTGGCGATCTGATCGCTGCCTCGGTGATGGCTGCCACGCTGCGTGATTATCCTGGCAAGACCACGGTCAAGGTGGATGGCATCGCCGCTTCAGCTGCCGTGATGGTTGCCATCGCGGGTGACCGCACCCAGATCCAGGCGAGCGCCTACATGATGATCCACAATCCGTTGGTGGGCTTGTTGGGCTACTACAACGTGGAGGACCTGAAAGGCTTCGTGGATGATCTGAAGGTCATCAAGGATGGCATCGTCGAGGGCTATCAAGCAAAAACCCAGATGGAAGCCGAGAAGCTCGCCAAGCTGATGAACGACGAAACCTGGATGACTGCCAGTGAAGCGGTTGCCTATGGCTTCGCCGATGAAGTCCTCACTGGTCCGAGTAAAGCTGCAGCGCAAACGGCTCAATATGCCAATGTGCTGACGTCTCAATATGTCAACGTCCCGCGTGCCCTGTTGGAAAATTCCAGCGCACCAACTAGCACGGGGGTCAATGAAACAGCGCGCCGGGCACAGCGCCTCGCCGCTCAAGCCAAGTCATTTCTAATAAAGGAGTAACCATGAATCTAAAGAACCTGTACGACCGTGTCATGAAGGCAAACGCCGAACGCAATCGCATTGCTTCGGAGGTGGTGCGCCTGAACGACGAAGACAAGTTCGACGAGGCGCTCAAACTGCAAGGACCGCTGGATCAAGCAGTGATTGAGTACGAGAACGCCAATAAGTTGTACCTGTCTGCGCTCTCCGCCACCAGTGGTGGCAATGATCCTGCCCAACGTTTCACCCCGATGGGCGGAGAACCCGAACCGCAGGAAGTCAAAGACCTGCGCAGTTCGCCGCAGTATATGCAGCAATGGCTCAATGCCTTCCGACTCGGCACCACCCCCAAGAGCGTCAAAGGCGGGCAGCATAGCGCTGAACAGTTCCCCATGCTGATCAACGCGCTGACCGAAACAGGCGGCTCGCCTGCCGGTGAAGATGGCGGCTTCCTCAACCCCGTGGATTTTGACAACAAGATCCACGAACTGATGCGGGAATATGTTGACCTGGCGGGTTATGTCAACGTCGAGAACGTGACGACCCTCACCGGCTGGCGCGTGATCGAGCAGTTCGCTGCAGCGCTGCCATTGACCAAGAGCTCCGTAGAGATGGAAGAGCGCACCGTGGAAGGTGAGTCTCCGAAGTTCAAACAGGTCGATTTCACGCTCGAGGAATATCGCGACTTCTTGCCTGTCAGCAACACGCTGATCCAGGATACTCCGGTCACCATCATGGACTATCTGAGCCGCTGGTTCGGAAAGAAAGTTGTGCTTACGCATAACGATCTCGTGTTGACCTTGATCAATGCCATCACCGGCACGGCGGTCACGGATTATAAAACCGCGCTGGCTGCCATCAAGACCGTGCTCAATAAGACCCTTGATCCGGCATTCTCTGCCCGCGCGAGTCTCTTCACGAATCAGAGCGGTTTGGATGTGCTCGATCAATTGGATGATGGCACGGGTCGCCCGTTGCTTCAGCCTGATCCTTCTGCCCCAACCGCCTTCCGCGTGAAGGGTCGTCCGGTCGTGACGCTGTCTGATGCCCACTGGGCAAACATGACCAGCCCCACTCGGGCGCGCATCGCCATTGGCGACGGCAGCGAGTATATGACCCTCTTCCGACGCAATGCCTTTGAGTTCTCATCCACCAATGTGGGTGGCAAAGCCTGGCGTTCGAATAGCACTGAAGTGCGCGGCATTGCCCGCTTCGATAGCGCTGAGCTCGATACTGGCGCGATGGCAGTCTTGAAGGTCACCCTGCCGTAATAACTATTGCTTGTCTTAGGACTTTCTCCAAGTGGATGCATTTGGAGAAAGTCAGTTCTGAATTGTTTTGAAAGGAGTCTCTTATGGGAAATCCCATTACAAAAAATCGGATGGTGGATGGCGGCGATCGCTGGGAGATTGGTGGCACGTTGGCGATCGTGTCCGGTGGCGTCATCGAAGGCGGTGCCTTGAGTACCGTCGAAAGCGGAGCGCTCAACAACAAGGGCATTCATCACTATCAGATCGCCCCGGCAGCTGCCAGCGCCACCGGCGTACATGCCGCCATCGCCTTGACAGATGCAGAGCAAGATATTGCAACTGGCATTACAGATCCGGACGTGCCCCGCACTGTCACGGTGAAAGGCAATGCTTCGGGCGTTGCCGGAGATGTGGTGATCACCGGAACCAACGTGAATGGTGATGAGATCACCGACACGATCGCACTCAACGGTGCCACGGAAGTGGAAGGTGTGAAGGCCTTTGCCACGGTCACCAATATTCATCTACCGGTGGAAACCCATGCCGGAACCGATACGGTCAGCGTGGGCCGCAATAACAAATTGGGCATGCCCGAGATTGTCTACAACGCCGCGTTGCTGTTGGTCAAACTCTTCAACGGCTCGGCTGACACCGGCACACTGACGGTTGATTCGGATGAGGTTGAAAAGAATCTCTTTGCCATCAACGGCACACCGGATGGATCCAAGGTGCTGGATCTGTATTACATCGCATAGGAGGTTGTGATGTCGAACCCTGCTTTTGTGAATTGGGTCATCATGGTCAAAGGCGCTGAAGAGAAGCCTGTCCATCCGGGCAACGTGGAAAATCACGAGCGCACCGGTTGGGTCCGCAAAGAGCCGTCTGCAGCAGAGCCTAAGATTCAGCCTGCCTATCAATCCCTGACGTTGCCCGAACTCACCGAGGCACTGGTCGAACAGACCGCGGAAGCGTCAGGTGAGGCTGCCGTGTCGAACGAAGAAGATACGTTGACCACGGAAGTGTCTGACCAAGCCGAACCATGACCAATATACTCACCGCCGCCGAAGCCGCCAACTTTATCCGCACCGATGCAAGCGATGCGGTGATGTTGCAGTTGTTGCCCCTCGTCGATCAATATCTGTTGAGCGCCACCGGGCACGATTGGACCAAGGACAGCTCGATTCATAAGACCGCGATTACAGCGGCTGGCATGTTGGTGGTCTTTTGGTATGACAACCCGCAGCTGATCGGGCAGGCGCCCACCGCGCTCTCAGCCACCTTGATGCAGTTGGAAGCCGAGGCGTTGAAATATCGCAAGTACTGTTTCTATGGAAACGCCCAGGCGGGTGGGTTGGCATTACCGGGTGCCCGGATTGGTGACCAAGTCATTTCGTTGGTGGGCGTGTATGGTGTAACCGGCGACCAGGCTGCCAAGTTTGAGTCGGTCATCACTGTCCAAGATCAACTCCAGCAGATCCATAGTGGCGACCTCTCTGGTAATCAATACGTGGTGGTACTAAAACACCCGGCCGAGGATGTGAGTACGTAATGACAGACTTTACCGTCAACGTGGGCGATCTGCGGACCCGCATTACGTTTCAGACGCCAACCATCAGCAGCGATGCAGGTGGTGCACAAAAGCCAACGTATGCCAACGTAGGCACCAACCCCACCGTTTGGGCGCAATGGATCAATGATCATGGTCAGGAGTCTGTGGCGACCGGCGCGGAAGTTTCTGCGCAGCGTGCGACCGTGCGACTGCGCAATCGCACCGACATTCAAACCACGTGGCAGGTTCTGAAAGATAGCGAAGCCTGGCAGGTCCTTTCCATCGATCTGGTGCAGGGTCGCAGACGCTGGGTTGAGCTGCGCGTCGAGCGCGTGAAGGCAACTGTGTAATGACAACCAAAGCCTCCTTCAACTTGAACGGCATGGCGAAATATCTGGAAGATGTTATCCAGGTTGGGGTCGATATCGACCCAGCTGCCGATCGCGCCTTACAAGCCGGTGCAGAGGTCTTGCTGCCTGAGATGCAGCGCCTGGTGCCGGTTGGTAATGCCGCTGAAGGCGATGAGCATCCAGGCAACCTGAAGCGCAACATCGTCATCGAAGGTCCGACACAAGCCGGTAACTTACATCAGATCGAGATTGGCGTGCTCGATGCCGATAAAGAAACTGCGATCTATGGCAACGTGCAGGAATATGGATCGCCTTCGAAGCACATCCCGGCGCAACCCTATATTCGACCGGCGATCGATGGCAAGAAGGCCTCTGTCAAAAAAGCCATCAGGCAATCGCTGGTGAACGAAGGCTTTGTCAACCCATGAGTAATATTTTCGAGATCACCAACAATGCCCTGGCAGCGCTCTCCCCAGCTGTGCCATTTGCAATGGACGATCTTATCGGCTCGCTGCCTGACACTTATATTGTTTACAAAGTCATCGATGGTGTAGGCACGGATCACGCTGACAACCTTGAGATCGCACGCGCCTATCGTGTGCAGGTGAGCATCATGAGTAAAGTTGGTCTTGCCAGTCTGCCAAATGTCGATGGCGTGATGGTTGCCGCCGGTTTCACGCGCGGACCCGAGCGCCAACTGCCCAAAGATTCAACGACCAGCCATTACGGACTGGCGAAAGATTATTTCTATCAACAATTTGCATTGCCCGCACGTGCGGGCTAAGGAGAAACAACAATGGACTACACCCTCATTAATGGCGTAGATAAACTTTATTACGCCAAAGTCACACAAGACGATGCTGACGGATATGCAGCAGAAGCGCCGTTGCCCCTGGCACCGTTGGGTGCCGCTGTACAAACGCCCAGCTCGAATAAAGATGTCAAGTATTTCGATAACAAGGCGATGTTTAGCCTGAGCGCCGAAGGTGAATCAAAGCTCAAGTTCGATATCACCAATCTGCCGATCGAAACACAAGCGGCGCTCCTGGGCAAAGTCTACGACTCCAGCACCGAGAGCATGTATGATGGCGATTCCACGCCCCCCGATATGGCGGTGGGTTTCCGTGCATTGAACTCGGATGGAACCTATACCTTGTATTGGTTCCTGAAAGGCAACTTCACGCCCTACGAAGAAACCGCCAACACCAAGACCGCTTCACCGGATGCCAAGGGGATCAGCCTGGAATACACCGCCATTTATACGATCCATGAATTCGTCCTCGATGGATCGACCACCAAGTCAGTAAAGCGCCGCAAAAGTTCGAAGCAAGCAGATGTGGCAGCCTGGTTCGATGACGTAAAAGTTCCCGTCAATGGTTCGCCCGCTGCGTTCACCGCCACGCCTTCACCGGTGGATGGTGCGGCCGCGCAAGCTACCAGTGTGGCTGTTACCGTGACCTTCAGCAATCCATTGGCTGCGGGCGCCGAACGCGGCCTTGGACTGGTCCGTGAGGATACCCAAGCCGCGATCGCTGTCACCCGCTCGATCAGCGCCGACCGCAAAACGGTCACCCTGGCACATGCCGCCTTGACCGCCGCGACAACATATTACATCACCGTCACAGGCGTGAAAGATATGTACAGCCAAAGCCTGACCGATGTTGTGTATGACTTTGATACTGCTTAATGCAGGGATCGTTGATTAGTAATTACCCCTGCACCAAATAAAAGTTTGGTGCAGGGGATACTTTGAAGGAAATTTTATGCCAACTTTTTCGCCGATCGTGCTGCATTTATACGACCCTGAAACCAGTGAAGTCGTTGATACCAAAACCGCCTCCTTCGTGCCGTGGAAGATGCTCAAACGCGGCATCCAATTGCAAAAGCAACTGGGTGACAAGTCCGCTGAAGAATATAACGAAGAAGATGTCGACGCGATGACCAATTACATCATTCAGGTCTTTCCGAGAGGCTTGACCGTTGAGAAACTGGATGAGCAAGCCGACGTCACCGAGATGATGGCGGTGATCACCTCCATTGTGAAACGGGCGCGCGGCGTCATGGACCCTACCTTACCGCCCGCGGCATAACGACCGATGGCGGTGAAGATCCCAATACGGTCCGGCAGGATTGGATCGTGGATATCGAATGTGCCATTGTGGACGCGTTCGGCTGGAGTCTCTATCACATCGATGAAACGGATATCGAAAGTTTGATCCCATTCATTTTCCGCTTTCCAAAATGGAAAGCAGCACAACCCAAAGATGGAAAACCGAGCAAGCCAACCTCCATCGATGCCAAGGATGCCAACTGGTTATAACTCATGAGCGTTGACGATAAACTTTCTGCCAAGCCCCAGATAGATACCACCGATTTCAAGACCGGTATCACGACGATGAACCGCGAACTCAAAGTTCTTGAGAGCGGTTTTCGCGCAAATGCTGCGGAGTTGGGCGATTGGTCGAAGAGCGCCACCGGGTTGGAAAGTCGCATCACGACCCTCAACAGCAAGATCGATATCCAAAAACAAAAGGTGGAAGCCACGCGGAAAGAGTTCGAGCGCATCCGCACCGAGCAGGGTGAAAATAGCCGCGCTGCGCAGGATATGGAGATCAAGCTTAACCGTGAGACGGAGTCATTGGGGAATATGCAAGTTGAATTGCAATCGACCGAGAGTGATCTTGTTGAGTTGAGAAACAAATCCGATGATGCAGGCGAGTCTCTCGGGCGAACTGCCAAATTCAGTGACATCCTGAAAGGGACACTCTCTGGGGTACGTGGCATGGCGCGGGGCTTGATCGGTGAACTCAAAGGTATTGCGACCGTCATCAAAGGCGAGCTGGCAGCCTCGCTGGCTGTGCTGAAGGTGGGCGCGGGCAGTGTATTGGCGCTGGGCTCGGCGGCGTTCCTGGCAGGCAGCTTGTTAGTGGGCATGACGCTCAAGGCTGGCGCCGCAGCCGATCAATTGGGTGAGCTGTCGGATAAGACTGGCATTTCGGTGCAGCGCCTACAGGAGCTGGATTTCATCGGCAAAGTTACGGGCACATCGCTGGAGTCTATCACCGGCGCCAATGCGCGGCTGGTGCGCTCAATGAGCGCGGCAATCGAAAAGGTGGATGCATATGGCAAAAAGTTGGATAAAGCGAAGGAGAGCGGCAAGGGTCTAGAAGATATTGAATTACAAGGTGTCGCTGAAGCATTTTCACAACTGGGAGTTTCTGTCACGACCGCCAACGGTCAAATGCGTGATAGCAAAGACGTTTTCAATGATGTCATTGGTGCGCTCGGTAGAATTCAAAATCCAACCGAGCGCGATGCAATCGCGATGAAAATATTCGGCAAGTCTGCCCAGGAACTCAATCCCCTGATTAAAGCAGGCACACAGGGATTAAAAGATTTAGCCGACCAAGCTAATAAAGTAGGTGCCGTAGTTGATGGAGAAACTGTCAATGCGCTTGGCAACCTAAATGATCAGTTGGATATTTTCAAATCTGGTTTGAAGGGGCTGGGCACCACCATTCTGGGTGCCTTCGCGCCATTTCTCAGCGGCGCATTGCAGACCGGCACCGGTTATCTTGAACAGCTCGTTGGATTGGTGCGAGACTCGAAGGGCGACTTCGGTCAACTGGCTGGAAACCTGGGCGGTTTCTTTACCAGCATTATCCAGGATGCAGCACGTGCGGCTCCGGGATTGATCACGGTGGGTTTGAAGATCGTGACAAGTCTCCTCAAATCCATTCTCGATGCAGCGCCTGCGTTGATTCAATCAGCTGCACAGATCATCAAATTGCTTTCTGAAGCCATCATTACGAATTTACCAGTGCTGAGCCAGGCGGCATTATCCATTTTGCCGACGCTGATCGATGCCCTTTTACAAGCCCTGCCGCAATTGTTCCAGGTTGGAACGATTATTCTGCTGACAATCATAACTGGATTGGTCAGTGCATTGCCCACATTAATTCCACAACTGGCAGAGATGGCTGCTGGATTGGTCGATCAATTGTTGAGAGCGATCCAGACGGCCTTTCCGCTACTGCTGCCCGTCGCGACGCAGCTCATTCATACCCTGATCAACTTCCTGAAAAACAACCTGGTGCAATTGATTCAGATTGGGATACCGCTGATCTCGCAACTCATTCAAGCCATTCTGCCAGAACTACCCAGGCTGGTGGATGCAGCCTTGAAAATTATTATTGCTTTGGCAAATGGCATCACGCAGGAGTTGCCCGCGTTGGTACCGGTGATCGTACAGGTGATCTTGCAGATCATCGAGGTACTGACTAATAATTTACCACTGTTGGTTAACGTGGCATTGCAATTGCTGCTGGCTCTATCACAAGGTATTGTGGCAGCGTTGCCTTATTTGATTCAAACCGTTCCATATATTCTTCAGGCTTTCGTCAATACGTTGACCGCCCAATTGCCATTAATCGCCCGGATGGCTGCTCAAATCATCAGGGTCCTGGTAGATGGCATTGGGCAAAATTTACCGACGATCATTTTTGCTGCCTATCAAATCCTGCGGACTATCTACGACACGATTGGACCGGTAGGTTCATTGAAGTTGCTATGGAATATTGGCAAAGGATTTGTAGCTGGCATTTGGCAGGGTATAAAAGATAACTGGTCAAGTTTCATTTCCAACATCCGCAGCTTCTTTACGAACATGATCGCAACAGTTCATAATATCTTTGATATGCATTCCCCATCCGGTGTTGGTGAAGACATCGGAGTTAATTTTATTTCGAGCATTGGCTCAGGTGGCAAGAAGGCAGCCAGGGATGTGCAGCAAATGTTCGCGCAAATGACTGGGCAATTATCGCTGGCAGCCAGCACTGGCTTGAGTGTTGCCGGTCAAACGGTCAATAATGATAATTCTCAGCAGGTCAAAAACGTCACTCTCAATGTTTCAGCAGCCGTCAACAACCGGCAGGATGTTGATTACCTGGCACAGCAGATCGTTAAACGCATGGCGGGCGCCTAATGAATATTGCATCCCATCTACGCATCACCAATGGCACCACTACCAAAAATTTTTCAACTGGCGATGGCATGAAGCTCATTGAATATAAGCCCACCGTCGCGCCATCGTTTGGTGTGCCCGTGGAAGAGCAGATTGTGGTCGAGTTTGTGGACACTCCAGCCAATAACCGCGCCGCGCTGCAGAGCATCAACCGGCTGTTTGAACAGGCGCGTAATTATGGTTACACCGAAACCGGTGCGCGAGTCTATGTGGAACTTGACCCAGCCAACAGCGGCACCTATTATCGTTCGCAGATCTCGAATGGTTATATCGAAATGGATCAAGAAACACTGTTGTGGCAATTGGAGATCGGTCTGCGGTTGACCATCCATTTCACCCGCGAGCCCTTCTGGGAAGGCGCGTTGACGCAACTGCCACTGACCAATGCCTACGACACCGCCAATACAACCGGGCTGCGCGTGGACAACACCAGTATTCAAGTCCCATCCAGCACCACGATCACCTGGGATAATGGCACGCCCATCTTATGGGACACGGACGATATCCTCGAATGGGACGATTACACCGGCGTGGAAAACTTCGTGGATATTTCTGCCGATGATATTCTCGGAGATCTGCCCGCCAACCTCAAGATCGAGATCGAGCATACCAAATCAGGCGCTGCCAAAACCAAAGAGTTCTACATCTGGCACAACGTCTATTCATTCCCCGGTTCGTTCACGCACATGCTGGAAGCCGAAGACGCCACCGGCACCACAGTCACAACGCATTCAGATGCCAATTGTCAGGATGGCGCCTATGCCACACTGGCCTGGACCGCCACGACCGAAACGCAGATCGCTGAGTGGACCCTGAGCGACGAATTGGTGGGCAATGCAGCCGGTGGCAGGTTTGCGGTGCTGGCACGCTGGCGTGGTGCTTTCCCTTACACCAACTGTTGGACCCGCCTGGTACTGCTCACCGCCAACAATAAGGTCTTATGGCGCGGCGATCTGGTCAATGTGTCATCGACCCGCGAATTGGTGCTGTTGAATACGATGCGCTTGCCGCCCTATCTGGCGAACATGGTCAACACCAAAAGCATCAAGCTGCGTTTGTATGCCCTGCGGAACCAATCCGGCACCCATTCCATCGACCTTGATTATTTGCAGTTCTCGCCCATCTCGGGCGATGCGGGCTGGAAACGCTTTCTGTCTGTGGATGATGGCATTGCTTATCAGGAAAAGTTTATCCACGATGCGATCGAGCGCCAGGACTATCTGATGGATACGACCGATGGCTTGATCGCTGAGTTTGCCGCGTATGGCGGTCCCATTGTATTGGTGCCAGGCAAAAGCCAACGCCTCTATTTCAACACCTGCGACAAAGATGGCGCGGCGAAAATAGATCAAACTTTTACGATCAAAGTTTGGTATCGCCCGACCCGGTCCGCAATCTAAGGAGATCCTCATGCCGAAAATTGGCGAAGCGCCTGCGGGCGAAAAAACAAGTTTAGATGGCACGGAAAAACTCCCACTGACGGGCAACGTCTGGGCATACGTTTCAAAGCTGATCGCGTATCTATCCGGCGAAGGCACGCTGGCAACCAAGTCGTATGTGGATGGCATTGCTGCGAACCTGGGCAAGCGAGCGCGTGTCCGTGTAATGGATTCGACTGATAGCGACCCAGCTACAAGCGGATACACCAACGGCGCCACGATCGACGGGGTAACAATGGTGACCGGGGATTGGGTCTTGCGGAATTCAGCCTCGCACGCCGCACGTAATGGTGTATGGGCGATCGTCGCATCTGGAGTTGCGGCGCGCGTCTCGGAGTTCGACACCTACGATGAACATCCCG